GACAGGCCGAGTCCGATGAAGTAGTCCTTGTTTTTCTTCACGGGGTGTTTCTCCTTCTCAGTTTGTGGAGCTGCATCCGCCAGCCGCGCCGCCGGGCCTGCTCGACCCTTTGGTACGACTGCGACATGGTTCCCTCGAATGTCGACCTGCAGAAGCCGGTCGCCCATTTTTGCGAGGTGATATTTATAACCGCACGACAGATAGCGGACACCGGCGTCGATCTTGGAGATGAGGCGCTGGTCGATCACACGCACATCGCCAAGCAACGGCAGGTCGCCCGATTCCAGAGGCTCGGTCCCCTTCCGGACGTTCTGGATGTGGCCACCGTGGTACTCGATGGCATCGTCGCAACTGAGCATCTCGCCGGTATCCGGATGCTCGTCGGTCAGGCTCACGCCTTCAAAGCTGGCGATGGTGGCGGCGGAGAATACCTCCTCCGGGTCCCGCCACAGCGTGAGTTCGGTGTCGTCGTCGACGGTGATGCCGAGGGCTGCGCGTTCGGTCGCGCTGATCTCCTTGGCCTTGTAAACCTGTGTCCCGGTGCGTGCGATCACCGCATTGCGGTAGATGCGGAAGCCGTCGTCGGTCTCTACCGAGTTCGGCCCCAGCTTCACGCCGTAATATGTGACCTTCGCGTCGAGCGCTGTGGACATGATGCCTCCTATTCGGCGGGCTGGTCTTCGTCGTCGACGGGTGGTTCGGCTTCAATCGTCGGCTCGAGCGCCGGTGCCGGTTCTTCCTGCTCGGCGTATTCGGCCAGGCGGGCCTCCTGCGCAGCGATGGGGAACTTGTTGCGCTCCGCGACGGCCTTGGCCACCGCACGCTGATCGCGCATGAGCTTCTTGTACTGGCGAGCGGTGAGGCCACGCTTGCGCGGCGAGGACTTCGGTGAGACGAGCGGGCCGGTGACCGGACCATCGCCGTTGGAGTAAAGCTTCATCGTGAGAGGACGGAGCGGGCTGCTCATATACGAAACCCCATTTTCTTTGCCAGGAGTGAGTCGAACTCGCCGAGCTTGACAGCGAGCAGGTTGGCGTCGCGCATCGCTTCGTCCCAGTCTTTGTACTGGTCCACGAGGCCGCCGTTGTAGATGATTCCCCAGCCGCAGCGCACTTCTCGCCCGGTCGGCTTACGCCTCCAGAGCGCCTTCACGCGCGGCCTGGGGATGCTACGGAGCCACGATGATGTTGCCTTTCGCCGGCGGAGTGAGGATGCCATGTTGAGGGGCCGCCTTTACGAAGGAGAATTGCATCGACTGCGGACTGAACAAGATCTGCGGGTTGAAATTCGCAAGGCGCGCCTGAAACTCCTGAAAGCACTTCTTGCACTTGAACACGGCGTTGGGGATGCAGAGGATACTGGCGAAATCGCCGACGTTGACCTGCACCTTCATCATGTTCGGTGGAATATCCATCTGCCCGTCGCAACCTGCGTCCGGGCATTTGACCTGAGTTTGCTGCTCCATCTTTCACCGCTCCTGAGGTGGTAGTGGCCCGTTCTGTTGCCAGGTGGGCCAATCCCCGGTCGCTGTTTAGGCGGCCATCTGAAGAGCAGGCGCACTCTTCGCGGCGAACGCGAGGAGCTTGCCCATCTTCGGGCTGTCAGTTTTGCTGGCAGTTGTGTTTTCCGTGTCCCGTGTCGTGGGCCACAGCATCCGGCACGAAGGCTGGCTTCGTCAGTCCCGTCGAAACCTTGGCGGGCCCTCATGGTGGACCCGGCGAGAATCGAACTCGCGTCCGAGGCTGCATCTCCCAGCTGTTGACGTGCGTAACTGCTTCGCGGTGGGGTGATTCATGAGGAGAAACCAGCGCCCGGAGACGTTCGGAAAACCCGTCGGCGTATTCCACGCCGCACCACAGCCCCACCGCAAAATTGGGGGCGGCCGGTAGGCACGCCCTCCACCACCTGCCCTTTCTAACGGAGGCAGGAAACCGCTCGCCCTCTAGCGACGAGATACGGTGCATTTGCTACGGCTGCACGAGACCGCTCCCGGGCACCTGTTTGGCGGTCCGGTCGAGCTTTCACCACGTGGAACATTTGTGGAAAACTATGTGCTACGGTCGTTCGATGGCCACCTGCTCGAAGTGCAATCGCCCCCGTGCCCGCCACTCGAATTCCTACTGCCTCGTCCACAAAGCGGAGAAGGCCCGCGAGTGGCGTCGAACTCACCCTGCGACCGCCGTTGGGCAGGTGGCAAAGCGAAAGAAGTAATGCGCGCGGCCGCTCAGGAGCAACGCTCAATCCGCGGCTCAGTACCGCGGAAAGCGCCGGCCGAGTCAACGGCAAACGGCCGCGCACCTGTTAGGCCACACGAGAGATCTTGAATCCACTCTCAAATTCGCGTCGGCTCATCCTGCGTATTGCTCCCCCTCGGTATACCTTCGCTGGCCACTCAACATCGTCCGACGACAGCACCGGCAGTGGGATGCACCGGCAATTCGGTGCGTCGCCCGCTGCGTAATGGCCCAGCTTTGACTTGATGCCCACCAGCGCTTCGGGTGCCGGTGGGTCGCCCCATGGCACCAGCACGCCGTCCATGTGGCGGTGGCTGTAGCGCACCCGGGCGTCGCCGCCGGTGTGCCAGATGTAATAGCGCAGGCCCAGTTCGTCGCTGCGGGCCTTCGTGACGGCCGTTGCCGCCTTGCTGGTCTCCGTGCGCGCGATCAGCCGGGCCTTGTTGATTGCCAGGCGCGGCATACGCTGCGTCATATAGCGAGCGATGGCCTCGGGCCGTTCACCGGCTCGCTGCATCGCCCCAATCTCGTCCGTCATCATGTGGCGCGTCTCGCGGGGGATACTGCCCACCAGCTTCGCGTTGTCCCGCACGATGCTCCGCAGCTTCGCTCCCACCGGCCCCTTCAACTCGTGGGCCAGCAGGTCGTGCAATTCCTGCCCGCGGCCGCTGTCGCGCACCGCCTGCCGCCAATTGCGTGCGGTGGAGTCGGCCACGCCGGTCACCATGTTGCGTGACGCTAAGGCGGCATACTCCTCGAGGAAGCTGGTCGCCTTCTCGAACTCATCCAGCGCGCCCTGCAGGTGGGCCATAGTGGAGCTTGGTGGGACCCGCAGGAAGCGATTGATAATGGCCTCTAGCTGGCGGCGGTAGTTGTCCTCGATTCGCCGGGCCAGAGTGATCTTCATGCGCGCTGTACCGCCTTGGGTGGCATTTGCTTCACGCCAGGACGTGGAGGCGGCTGCCCCGGCTTGGCAGTCTTCGCAGGCGCCTGCTGGTGCATCCGGGCCATGGTGATGATTGCAACGTCGTCATCGCCGATGATGCGCGACAGCAACGACTCGCCCTTCACCATCATCGGCTTCACCACGCAGCAGTGAGACCGGAGCGCCACCGGGATGCTGCCTAGAATCTGGCACTGCACGCTGGTGAAGCGGGCAGCCTGCGTCCCGTCGCCGGTGTCGATCACCCACGGCTTCGTGGGCGCGTTGGTCACATCCGGCGAGTACCGGACGCGATAAAGCGTCTTTGGTTCAGTCAGCATCCGACTTCTTTCCCTTGCTCGACTTGCCAGCCTTCGCTGGCGTCTCCGTTGGGTCGTCCAGTTCGTCGCCCGGGGAATCCGGTGAAGCGGTGGCGAGGTCCATCTGCGAGATCACCTCGTCCTCCGCGTCGTTGATGTTCTTGTCCGAGATGTTGGTGCCGACCACGCCGACGATCTTGCCCAGCTGCTTCGCATCGAGTGCTGCAGCCTTCTGGGTGACGATGCCCGCGTTGTAGAGTTCCACGATTGCGGCAACACCGTCCTTGGCCAGTTCGGCCTTCTCTTTCTCGGTGAGGACGCGCACGCTCGGGAAGGTGAAATCGAGGTCGTCGGAGATCTCGCCAAACAGGCTCATCGAGATCACCGGGTACAGCTTCTCCAGCTGCGGCCGTAGCTCCTCGTCCTGGGCCTGCGCGATGCGCTCTTCGTACAGCTGCTCGTCGGCATCGTTCGTCTGACCGAGGCCGGAGATCGTGCGACCGAATAGGCGGGACACCGGCATGCGAGCCGCACCTGCAATGTCGAGTTGAAATTGCTGGATGACGTCGGCGACGCCACCGAAGGTGTACTGGTGCGACTCGAGCTTGCCCTCCTCGGGGAGGATGAGCATCGACTGGTTGGACAGCAATTCGTTCTGCGCCTGCATCTGCAGGGCGAAATTCGCTGCGGCCTGTCCTCCGCCGGTGGACCCGCTCATCAGCTGGGCCAGGCGAGGGTTGACCTGCGTGAGAATCTGCGCGCGGAAGAGAAGCTGCAGCACAGCCCACGACATGTTGTCGCGCTTCTTGATCTCGTCGTAAACGACCTCGAGGACGCTGATGCCCCAATACTGCGCGGTCGCTGTCTCCGGCCGCGGTACATCCGGCCCGCAGAAGCGCAGGATGCGCGAGCAGTGGACCCTGAACGCTCCGCCACGTTCGGGCGAGCAGCGGTAGTATTCCGGCAAACCGAAATCCGCCGGCCGCTTGATGTCGGTGCAGATCTCGCCATCGGGCGTGATGCCGCTCCAGCGGTCGAAGGTGATCAGCCCGCGATAGGTGCCGGGCATGATGCTGTCGAGGTCGAGCGGCTGCTCGAGGATGTCTTCCTGCCCGTCGATCACAATCAGGCAGCCACCGCCGCCATAGAGATTGGCCCACTTCAACGCCGTCTGGATGCGCTGGCGCGTGAGCGAGCGCACGATCTCGCGGTCGAACGCTTTCACGTCGTCCGGGTCCATATCGCTCGAGTTGAGCTTGGCCCATGCGCGGGTCATGTCCTGCGCTGGCCCCTCGACGATGCGCCGGGCAATCCAGTGGTTCCGGTACAGCGTGAGCATCAGCCAATAATCGAGAGAGCGACGCTCGAGGATGTACTCGGTGCCCTCAGCCAGGCTGGGCGTGAACGCACCCATGCGCGCTGCCATATTCGAGAACGTGTCCATGCCCTTCGAATCGACAGCGGTCGATACGCCGAGGCTCTGCATCGTCTTCAGGCCGTTGCGTTTCGCTGCGGCTTGGATGCGATGGGCGGCGGCCTTGGCTTG